GTGGAAAGTTCCACAGCTAGATTACGATCTAGCAACCCAGCCGACTTTGTAGCCACGAACGGCATCCCGAGGGCTAACGCCCCCGAGACGCAAGAAGTGCTTCTCGGTTTGATTGCGCCTCACGGCGGAAATCGGACCTTGAGGTACACCGTCCGGAACTCCATAGAGAGCTGAAGCGAGGATTACATCGGACTTAAAGTTCTGCCATTTTACCTTATGGAATTTGGCAGGACGATAGACTTTGATGTATCTGATGCTACTGCGCCAGCGGACTGACCACCGGCTCTCATCGTCGTGCAAACATAGGTCTCCGAGGTCACTAGGACCACGGCAAGATCGAATGTTCGTTGGTAAAGCATCCAAGATGCTAAACCAAGCACGACGAATAACCTGCGATCGGCATACCGAGTCTTTAGCAAGACGTTGGAAGCCGTTCGCAAGAGAGATGAGGTGTTGAGGTTCATACGGAGATTCCTTCAAAAAGTGCGGTCTTACGTCCACACCCAAGAAGTAGTCTCCACCACAACTCTCCCTGAAAGGACCATCAACGAAAGATTTCTCTCCATTGACGGACATTCCAAAGAACCTCAGAGCAGCTATCACAGCCTTTGAGTACTCCGTAGGGACGATGATATCATCGCCGAATACGTAGACGTTTTGACCAACCACCAGCTTTTGGCCAGTAGGGTCTAACGCCATTATGAGAGCCAAGAAGATCAAGGTCTCAAGCTCAAAGGTGAAACCATTTCCCATGCTGCTGAATTTCTCCAGCAGATGCCAACGGGATTTAAACTCCGTCCTCTTCGATCGTAAATCGTTGAGGACAGAATACCAGTTGGCGGGTAGCAGCAATTTTACCAAGTTGCTGCAAATGGTATCGCTCGCGTTCGAAAGATCCAAGGTCGAAAGATGGCCTCTGATGGAGGCTTCACAGGCAACCCGCCTGTGGATATCCTGACCCTTCGTCAAGTCGAGACCAGCTCGTGAGAGCCTATCCCGAATGACACGCCCATACCCGAGTTGATAGAAGACATTTATACTAGGCTCCACGGCGATGCCGCGGTGCTTTGTAGAGTCTTTTGGGACCGTTGTGAAGCGGTTCCCTCGGATGCGAGTGGGAAGTTTCCCCGATGACCGACAGGCGTTATGCCAAGCGGTACCCCACCATTCGAAAAGGTGGGGCCAAGCATCGGGAGTGAGAGTGGGTTCTGATGACATTTTGTCTGGGATCGTTGTCAAACGACCCCTGTCGCCATATGTCGCACCCGGGCCAAACCTGCCACTGACATTGTCAGGGCAGCCCCGGAGTATCCGCACAACGATTTTACGAGCTCGAGTGATATACTCGAGCACGTCCTCATCTGTATCCGGCAGGCCGGGAGACAGGTAAGGAAGAAGGCGGAGATTTGTGCGAAAACACATACTCTCAGAGGCTAAGAAGTTCCCTTCAGCAGCGGCCTTACGGTCGATGGTAGTTGGAAGTTCTTCAAGCTTTCTGAGAATGCTTACGGCTGTGGCATCACGCCAGTAGCTTTCAGCATCAAGGTAGTGTTTTGGGTCAGCTTTCTGGGAAGAGAGCTGATCCCACTCACCTGCTTCATACAAGATTTTCATCTTTAAGGAAGCTGGGCTGGCGAGGTCCTCGAAGAGACGCAGGACCGCTTTTTCCACCGAGTGTGGGAGAAAAGCAAGTGTTTTCACGTGAAGTTCCTTCTCAGGAGGGGCCTATCACTAAACCCCGTGAATGATCAAGTCGGCGCGTAACCAGCTTTCAGGCTGTCCTTGAAGAGAGTGCTGGCGAGGAGATTCATGAACTGCGAAGCAGCTTCATTGATATCCGCATCCAGCATGCCCGTCGGGACAACCATCGAGCCTTGGAAATTGGCGCGAGATTGAACATTCACAGCTCCATCTGACCCCGTGGTCAGCGTCGGGTACGTCGCACTGATGTCGATGCGTCTGGCAGTTTGTTCGCCATTCCACTTCGACTGCATGCGAATTTCCGGCCGTTGGGCCGGAGCCGTACCAACCGTGTTCGACCTCCATACGGCGGGGGAACTTTC